AAACAAGCTATGAGTGAAGGACTTAAGGACGGCGGATCGGTAGGAATAGAAATTTTATTTGGACCGAAGAGAGAAGATTTTAATATTGGTGGTAGAGCAAAACGTAATACACCTATAGATTCAAGAGCATCAGCTGTGGAGTATGCAGAAGCATTACAAAAAGTTAGTGGTGGAACGCAAGCACAAAAAAGACAAGACTTAAGTAATTATTTAGGAAATTTAATTTCTGCTGGAGGACAAAAAATAGGAAATGCAGTAACCATTCCACTTCAAGCCGCTAAAGGAGTTTTAGGAATTCAAGGAACTCCTATTACAGATAGTATGCAAGCTTCTTTACAAAACATAATTCAAAAACAAATTAAAGACAGTGGTAAATTAAGTGGAAATATAAACTACAAAGATTATGGAGTTAAAACTAATACACAGGGAAATGAGTTTTTAGGTTTTGGTGATAGATCATTTACAGATCCAGAAGCTGCATTAGCAACTACTCTTGGACAAGCTTCTTATTCTGTTGATCCTAAAACTGGTAAAATAACTTTTACAGGTGGAACAGCTTATGATTTTGGTGATGATCAATTTGGTGGTTTAGGAAAATTTATTTCTAAAGGTGGTGCATTTAATCAATTACCAAGTGCTAGTAATAAATTTCAACCAGGTGCTACAGAATACAATCCTGATATTACTTTAGGTTCTGATTTTATGAAACAGTTTAATCAACCTAAATACCCAGATTACAAAACCGCGGCTCTACAATCACAATACTATAAAAACAATCCAAGTAGTTTAGATCCAGATTTATTTAAAGCTGCTTATGCAAGAGCTACAGATGGTCCTAAAACAACAATAGGATCAGAGGGAAATATTATTACTAATTATGGAAACTATGATCCAGGCAGAACTTATTCTGCGTATATGTCTAATACAGGAACTTCAAATTCTAATCCATTCTTTGATCAGTTTAAAGGATCACAATATGCAGATATGCCTGCAATAATGAAAGCAATGTATGGTGATCCAGGAAATTTAAATCCTTATTACGCAGATGGTGGCCGAGTCGGATTGTTTATGGGCGGCGATCCGCTAACAGGACAAGCATTATCTATTTACAATTCTATGAACGCGTATGGCTTTGATGATCAGGCGATCGCGAATGCATTGCAAGAACAAGGTTTATATACAGCACCAGGTTCTGGTACGCCAGAAACAACAGCACCAAATATTATTGGTTCACAAATAAATCAAGGTGGTGGTGGAGACGGTATTCAATCTATTGGACCACAAAATATAGCTTCATTTACAGAAACTGTAGAAGCAAGACAAAACAGATTAAATAATCCTGGAAAAATTGCAGATTTTATAAATAGTAATTTAGGTAAAATAGGAATTAACACTCAAAGATCAGCTAATGAAATGTTAGCTAGTGGAATTAAAGATACGAGAGCAACTTCAGGAATTCCATTTGGAATATCAGGTATGATTGCACGAGCACTACCTAATGCATATACAGATAAATTAACTTTAGGTGAACAAGTTTTCTCACAAGAAAATATGGGTTTTACTGGTCAAGGTAATATGGCTAACAAAGATCCTTTTGGTATAAATGTAGTTAGTGCTTTTGGAAATTATGCAGACTATGTAAAAGATAGAGTTGCAGAGTTAGAAGATATTGTAGCTGACCAAAAGAAAAGAGGTTTAACAGATACCTATCAAATGAAAGAATTAGCTTTTAGATCAAAACAAGATATCGACAGACAAAATAGGATTTCAGATGCCGCTAAAATTCAAGAGCTTCAAAGAAAAGAAAAAGAAAGAATTGCAAAAGCAAACACAGCAAGACAAGTAGTAATGGAAGAAGCAAGACAAAGAGGAGATAATCCTTCTGCGGGCAGCTTCAGTAGTAATTCTCCAGGTGGTATCTCTCAACAAACATCGCGAGATGCTAGAGGAGGGATGTCTGGTTGGGGATTACGAGACGGCGGCCTCGCTACGATGTTCAAAGAGAAAAGATAATGGCAATAAAATTTGACAACATAAAAGGAGCTTTCGTAAATACTCAAACTGATGAAAAAGTCAGTCAATCAGAGTTATTGCTGTGGACTGCTGAAAACCCTATGGAAGTGAAGGTAGGAGAACCTAAATTGACAAAATCAAAAGCACCTGTTAAGATGGTAGAAGAAGGTGTTGAATCAATAACAATTAAAGAGAGAATATAATAAATGGCTACTATAGAGAAACCAATTCCAAACGTTTCAGAAACTGTTATCGAAGTTCCAAAACAAGAAGAATTAGTTGAAGCAAAAGAAGAGATTATTGAGAGAAAAGATCAACAAGGTAACATTGAAGTTACTATGGATGAAGAAGGCGGTGCAGAGATTGCATTTGACCCTAAAGCTGTATCCGGAGAAGGTGGTGAAAATCATTTTGAAAATTTAGCAGACTTTTTAGGAGATGAAATTTTAGAACCATTAGGTGCTAAAATGGTTGATCACTACAATGAGTATAAAGAATCACGTGGTGATTGGGAAGATACTTATAGAAACGGTTTAGATCTTTTAGGATTTAAATACGAAAGACGAACAGAACCTTTCAGAGGTGCATCAGGTGTTAATCACCCTGTACTTGCTGAAGCGGTTACACAATTTCAAGCGCAAGCTTACAAAGAATTATTACCAGCTGATGGTCCAGTTAGAACTCAAATTTTAGGAGCAGTTGATGTTGCTAAAGAAGAGCAATCTAAAAGAGTTAAAGATTTTATGAACTATCAGATTATGGATCAAATGAAAGAATACGAACCCGAGTTTGATCAAATGCTTTTTTACCTCCCTCTATCCGGTTCTACCTTTAAGAAAGTCTACTATGATGATCTTTTAGGTAGAGCCGTTTCTAAATTTGTACCTGCAGATGATTTGATAGTACCTTACTCTGCAAACAGTTTAGAAGATGCAGAAGCGGTAATTCACGTGATTAAAATTTCTGAAAATGATTTAAGAAAACAACAAGTAGCAGGATTCTATAGAGATATAGAATTAGGAGCACCACCTGTTACAGAAAATCAATTACAAGATAAAAAATTAGAACTAGAAGGAATTGCTAAAGATGGCCAAGAAGATCAATACACTTTGTATGAAGTTCATACTAATTTAGATCTAGAAGGTTATGAAGATATGGGTGATGATGGTGAGCCTACGGGAATTAAACTTCCGTATGTAATAACTGTATCTCAAGCAGGAAATAAAATTTTATCTATTAGAAGAAACTACGGTGAACAAGATCCATTAAGAAAAAAAGTAAATTACTTTGTACAATTTAAATTTTTACCTGGCACAGGTTTTTATGGTTTTGGTTTAATTCATATGATCGGCGGTTTAACTAGAACTGCAACAGCTGCGTTAAGACAATTACTTGATGCTGGAACTTTAGCAAACTTACCAGCAGGATTTAAGTCTCGTGGTATTAGAGTTAGAGATGATGCACA